CTTTGTCATGATTTGTATTAATGATTTAGATTTAAATAAATGAGCTTCATCGCCAATTACAACATCAAAGTCTTCAAAGAAACCTCTTTCAAGTTTATAAATTGATTGCCAAGTAGTAATTGTTACTGGAGAGTTATTAGTTTTTTCCCTACCAGAATAAATTTTGTGACAGTACGATGAAGCATCCCAACTATAATCCTCAAAATCTTTGTACATCTGCTCTACAAGAGATGTCGTTGGAACAACTACAAGAATTTTTTGCCCTCTCTCCACATAATATCTTACGAGAGAGTAAATCATCAAAGATTTGCCAGATGCAGTGGGACTTATCAATAATTTTCTATTATGTTTTAGAGCATCGTATACTCCCTCTATTTGATAATCTCTAGGAACATGAGAACAAATAGATTTCATATAATCTTTGACACCTTCATATGAAATGCCATCATTAACTTCAAATGGCATCCCATAGAATTTATTATCTTCAAATTTGTAATTGTAATTATAATTACCACAAAAAGAAATTAATTTATCTAATAAACCTACGTAGAGTTGTTTGGTTCTAATATCAAATAAATGTATTTCTCCATTCCAATTTCTACCTCTATATTGAGGCATAAATTTTGCATTAGGGACTTCAAATTTAAAATAGTCCCTTAATTCATATTCTATGTGGGGTTCACATGTAATTTTTAAATATACTTCGTTTGATTTTGAAATCAAAAGATCAAAGTTATCAACCATATCCTGCTTGGAATTTTAAGAATTCAATAGCATTCTTTATTTGGTATGTTCTGTTTTGAATTACCTTTAGAATACTTTCTAAGTAGTTTAAAATTGTTTCGTAATACTCAACTTTTAAACTAATTTGAGACAACTTTTCATCTGCATCCAAGTATTTTTGAAGAGTATCTTTATCTCTAATTTTTTTAGGGAAGGGATATTCTACGTAAACTTCTGGGTCTGCTTTACCAGTAAAATATTCATAACGCTCGTGACGAATATTTTTTCTTTGTTGTTCTGCTTTCTTTTTAAGAAGAATTACATTGTTGTAAATCTCAAAGTATTTAGCATGTAACAACGGAACATTAATTGATTCAGTATGTAAGTTATCCATATCAATGTGAGCATCCTTTTCCCACATTTGTTGGATTTGTTCAAGGTCAAGAATCATAATTTATTTCCTTTTGGGTCATATATATCGTAAATAGTATACTTGAAAGATACCTCTGCAGTAAAGTATTCTACATCTGGATTGGTAGCATCAAATGTTAATTCTGACAAATCATATGGAAACATATCTTTAAATATAACATCAAACTGTGGTCTTTGATTGCTATTCAAAATTTGCAAAGTTCCATCAGAATAAATGTTCATGGATTTGCTATCAAATCCTAACTGAGTATTATCTTGTTTTTGTAAGTTATAAATTTCTTCTAATGACTCTGGAAATCCAAGACCACGCATCCATCTTTGAATCTCCATATAATTTTCTAAATTCTCATCTACAATAAATCTTAGAGTAAAATCTTGAAATACTATTTTATCTCCTGGAATATCAATATTTTTTAGATAAGTTGGTTGCTCTGCAACACCTAAAGTCATTCCTGGTATATTTGCAGAGTTAGAAAAGAATGATACTTTACGTGCTCTATTCAAAGTAAATTTGAATGCAATAGAAGATAGAAAATTTCTATTTTGGATTTGATTACTATAAAGATTACCTGTAGTCATTGTTTTCTAACTATTTAGATAAAAAAAGAGACCCTTTCGGGTCTCTTGATTAAATTGTGACCAGACTCACATGAGGTTCTTGATTTGAACTCTTCTGTAGTAACGGTTTGCGTTAACTTGAAGTCTGCCGAGACCCTGAGTGGTGCCTTCAGCGAATGGGTTAGCAACAAGACCGTATCTGGTCTTAAAGCCAATCTTAGGCTGGAAGGTGTTCTCACCAACGGCACGAACCATTTGGAGAGGAACGTAAGGGCAATAGAACAGACCTGCATCATAAGGGGAAGAACCCTTATAACCAACAACGTAGTACTGGTTAGCAGATACGTTTGCTGAATAAGGATCGATATATACGCGATACTTACCAAGCAGAACACCCGCAAAGGTGTTACCAGTGTCATCAACGTTGAGGTTAGCGTTGAGTGCAGGGGTGTAATCAAGAACACCTGCCATGGTGAGTGCCGAAGCAACGTCAGCAGAGCAGAGGATCATGTTACCCTTGCCACGACGAGTTCTCTGGGCGATAGCGTTTGCATCACGCTCGATCTGGAAGATCAGACCCTTGAACTTCTCAACTGACCAACGACCGTTGGAGTCAACGTCGAGGTCGAAAGTACCAGCGGTTGCAGTATTAACAGCAGCACCAGACTCAGCAATCTTGTAGATGGTACGAATAACTTCGCGGTTGATTTCAGCAAGAATCTCAGTTGAGAGAATGTTTGCTAATTCAGCCTCAGCATTCAGACCGTGGATTGCCTTGAGGTCTTGAGCGAGTTCTAGTGAGTACTCAGCTTTCAGAGCTCTTGACTTAGCGGTAACGGTGACTTTCTCGATCGAGAATGCCATCTGGTTGAACTGGTCGCCAGAGCCATCACCTAGGTCTTCTGCATAATCGGTACGCATACCCTGACCAACAGGATATGTAGTAGCGGTTTGTGAACCTTCTGGGTTCAGGAGACCTGGGTTAGCAGCACTTGCGTGACCAGCGGTAGTACCGAAACCAACGGAAGCACCGTCAGAACCAGCAACATAAAGACCAGACTCAAGATCGAATCCGTCGTTCTGACCTGAATATGCGGTATTTGCTTCGTCGAAGAATGCTTCGCCGTTAGCAGCAGCATCCATGGTTCCGTACTTGGAACGCATTGCGAAGATGAGTCCAGTAGGACCGTTCATTGGTTGAACGCCTGCGAGGTCATAAGCGACCAGGTTAGGCATTGAACGTCTGATTAGGGAGATCAGAACAGGGTCGAAACCTGCGACAGGTGAAGAAGCAGCACCACCAAAACCAGCATTACCAGTGCTTGAGAAGGTGTTTACGGTTGGAGCTTCATAGAGAAACTGACGCTCTTCGCGGAGAGCGGTCTCTTGGTTCTCTAGCAGGATAGCGGTAACAGCTCTACGATGAGAATCTTTGATTGGATCAAGACCTTCGTAATCGAGAACTGGACTCCACTTCTCCTGCAATTGTTCTGCATTGAACATTTGCATGGGGGTTTACCTCTTTTGAAGTTTAAGTTTGACTGGTATTATCTAAAAATCACTTTTTAGCGACTCTACCAAGAGTCTGAAGATAAGCTTCCATCATTGTCGAAACTGATTGAGTCTCTTCAGTAATGGTTTCTTCAGTAATGTGGTCAGAATCGTCTTTTTGAGCACCAGCATTTGATGGGAAGTATGATTCCCTCAGGGTTACTAGTTTCTCACGATAGGTATCTTCACTATCAAACTCAACATTTTCGGCAAGAGAAGCGAGCTTGTCCTTCTGAGAAAGTGCAAGACCTTCAGCGACATCTGCAAAGATTACATCAGCAACTGACTCGGCTAATCTTCTATTAAGAGCAACATTCTTTTCGATTTGCTCGTTGAGTTTAGACTCCATTTCATCTAGTTTATCTACCATACTCTCTAAAACATCATATTTATCTTCAGGGATTGTTACATAATGATCTTCAAAAAGACTCTTCATTCCAGTGAGGAATGATTCAGTCATTTCGGTCTTCAGACCGTGCTCAACTGCGAGTTGATTTTCTTTAATCCACTCGTCAGCAACATACTCTAGGTAAGCATCAACTCTTTCAGTGAGTGATACTTTGATTTCTTCGATCTCTTCTACGATAGCAGCTTCATATGCTGCTTGCATCTCTTCTTTGACCGTGGCAACTTTTGCCTTGATTGCAGCTTCGAAGATTGTACGTGCTTTCTCTTGGAATTCCTCAGAAAGCTCTTCACCAGCAAGAAGGGCATTGACATCCTCTTCAATGTCATACTCTTCTTCGGTTTCTTCTTCAACAACTTCTTCAGCAGCCTCTTCAGACTCACCTTCAGCTTCGACTTCGGTTTCTGCTTCTGCTTCAACTACTTCAGCATCTTCCTCATCTTCTGCTTCTTCCTTCATCGCCTTCATAGGCTCAGCAGGCTTAGCACCACGATTAACGATATCATGAACAGTTTTGACTCTTGGTTCAGCAAGTTTTGCTGAATCGTCGTCTGCACGATAGTTATCTGGGGTAGGGCCACCTAAATCTTCCCAATTGCCAGTTTGCCCAGGTGCAATACCTGTGGTTAGCTTTGGCATTGGTTCGGCGGGGGCGGCTCCTTTGGTTACTACGTTTTCCATTTCTTGTAAATTGCTACCAACGGACATTTGTTTAGATATTTGGATATAATCTATATTTATTTATAAATTATAGATTTGAAAGAAATTCCTGGAACAATTCAATTTTGTTTTCCTGGAGTCTTTTTTCATCAACAAGAGTGTTGATTCTTTTCTGAGTTTGTTCGGCAAGTCTTTCACGAAGAATTCCACCTTCCCAAACCCACTCTTTACCTTCCATAATTCCCTGAACAAAAGCATCAGGAGCAGAAGGGTCGGCAACGATATCTGCCGCAGTTGCAAGCATGAAATCTTCGCCAACAATTTTGTGACCTTCGTTGGTCATTTTTAATGAACCAACACCACGAGAAGAAACGCCGAGACAAACACCTTCACCAATGAGGGACTTTGCAATCTTACCCATTGGAGTTTCTAGGAGTTGTGCCTTACCAATAAAATTAGTTCCCTTTTGCTCAAGAGAAACAATCTTATGAGAAACACGGTCAAGATTGACGGTAGGACCATCAGGATGGCCAAGTTCTCCTAAAGCACGACCTTTAGCAACAAAGGCTTCATTATATCTTTCGACTTCTCTTGAAAGAGTTGCCATTGGATACATTCTTCCATTGCGATTGCAAATATCACCTTGAAGGAAAATACCCTCAATATACATTTTCTTTTCAGCACCTTTTCCTTCGGTGATGAATTTTACCTGTTGTACTTCTTCTGTGATGAGTTTCATTTTAGTTTGTAAATGCTACTTTATTTGCTTTAATTGCACTGCTAGACCAAATAACATCAGAAGGTGGTTTTGCTAAAAACTCAACAGATCCCCCTGGCATTGCAAAATAATTTGTTGATGCAGCACCAACTAAGGTACTAATTCCAACTGTCACAATTCCTGCAGTATTGTTATACAAACGAACGCAAGTTGCATCACTGATACTTGATGCAGCCCCTGCTGTCGTTGGTGTTGTTACTTCTGTTGCAACGATTTTGGTAAGCATTATGCTTTTTCCTCTTCTGAATCTACTTCTTCCATACTGAATAAAGAGTTAGCTACTTCTGGGCGAAGTGCTTCAATCTTTTCCCCAGCTTTTGCAAAAAGTGCATCTTTAATTTGTGCTGAAATATCTGAGGGGGAAGCATCAGACACTACCATGTTAATAAGGTCTTCCATTTTTTTAATATAGTAATATGATTATTTATATTTTAGATCTTCCCGCCTTTTGGTTCTGGTAAAACCCCTGCTTCAGTTGCATCACCACTTGGAGCTGGCGGTTCAATTGGAACTTCTCCCATTTGACCATTTATTTGATCTCCACCTGCAGGTTGTTGAGGTAGAGGTTCTCCAGTAATTGGATCAACTTGAGATGGGTCTGGAAGAATTCCTTTTTTAATTTCATCCTCAATTTGCTCATCAATCTCAATAATTTCAGAATCAGTTTGGCGAAGAATTCTTTTTCTTACATATTCTGTTGAGTAATACTTACCAATGTAAGGTTCTACTGTTGCAAGAATGCCAAGTCTATTTTGAATAAGTTCTGCTTCTTTAAGTTCAGCAAACTGATTATCATATAAAAAGTCATACTGAATATGATCACTGATTTTTTCCCAATCTTCTGCTGCAATAATGTTCTTGAGAATCAATTGCGTCTTCAATAAATCATTGAATAAATTTGCAAATCTTTTTCTAAGTCTTCCTACAAATTTAGAGAAATTGAGTTCATCTCTGAGAATCTCTGATGAACGACCAAGATTGAATCCATCCCCACCGCCAGGTAGTCTTGATTCTGGAACACCTAATGAACGATACAATTTCTTTTGGAAATATTCAATGTCAGAAAGTTCTCCAAGATTTTGCCCGCCAGGAAGAGTTGTGATTTCTGTACCACGACCACCCTCTCTTCTTGGAAGCCAAAAGTCTTCAAGCATGGACATCATTTTTTTATCATCACGAATCTCACCTGTATTTGCATCATAGACCATTTTATTTCTATAACGCATCATCACATCTTTAAGGTATTGCTCTGCCTTTACCTTTGGAAGATTACCAACATCGATGTAGAAAATTCTGCGTTCTGGAGCACGAGATAATCTATAGATAACCAAAGAGTCCTCAATCATTCTTAGTTGATTGAGTGCTTTGATTGCCTTATGTAGATATGAAAGAACTGTACTTTTATTTCTATCGATTAATCCAGAAGTACAATATGTAATTGAATCTTTTGCAATTTTGATTGTACCTTTTTGTCCAGTGAATCCTGAAAATCCACCAGGACCTTTCATACTATCTTGAGTATATACAAAATACTCTTCGATTTCAGGATAAGTAATACTTTCTTTAGTATAATTAAGATTGGCAGTTTGAAGTTTATTTGGATCTCTTTTCTTTTCTTGTCTAATGTGCTTAATTTTTAGTGGGTCAATGTATCTTAATTCCTTGATGCCATCTGTTGGATTTTTAAGATCAATAACCTTTAGATAAAAAATTCTTCCATCAACATACCAATTTCTAAAAATTTCGTGACATTTTTTGTCAAAGTCTAAAATTTCTTTGATATATTTAAACTCTTCTCTAATTGCAGATTTTAATCTATCACTAGCATTCAAATTTGAAAGTTCAATCTCTACAGGGGAATCATACAAATCGCTAACGATTGCTTCATTTACAACATCTTCAATGGCTTTATCACATTCTGGGTGTAAAGCCATTTCACGATATCTTTTGATTAAATCAAACTCAGTTCTATATACCCCTTCTATATCAACATACTGACCATAAAATCCAGATTGGAGATAGAAATCAACCCCGTCCTCATTATTAGGGGGGACGGGGGATGCTATGGATTTGGATTTTTGTTCTGAATCTTCAATCGAAAAACCAAAAAGTTTCGCCATTTTATAACTTGAATTTATCTATTATTCTATTATTTAGTTGATGTTTTCTCCACCCGCTTGAGGAGCATTACCCTTGATAGCTTCCCACCAATGCACTTGCATCTCAACTGTGAATTCCTGAATGCCCTCAGTATCATACGAAAGGTTAATTGGAGCAATATTAGTTGGGAAGATATCATAGAAATGATATGCTCTCAGAGTTTCTCCACTACGATCTAACTGATAGACAAATGCATCTGCTTGATAAGATGCAGGATCAGTTGAACCAGTGTTATCAGATACTCTGTTGATTGAATTCATCCACTTCTCAAATGCCGAACGAATTGCAAAATCAGTATCGTTGATAACGGTGATTGTCCAACTATCAAAGGTTCTGTCGCCAGCAACATGAAGAACACGACCTCTAAATGGAACGGTCACATCCGAAATGTTCGAAGCAGGTAAGTTTGCTGCTTTAACTAAGAATCTTGCTTTATCAAGAACTTCTGAACTTGCTGGAGCAATATCTGGGAATGAAAGTACAACCTCAAACAGGTTGCTTCTAGCACCACCACCAGTCAGCTTACTCTTGAAGTCGGTAATCTTTCTTAATGGGGGTGGATTTAATTGGGTTCTGGTAGCCATAGTTTTAAAACCTCTAAGTTAATTAAACAGTACCGATTACTTCTTCAAAAGCAACACCAGTTCTGGTGGCAACAAAAGTTAGTCCGATGAAATTGATAGAACGAGCAGGTTTGATGTATATATCAGCAACAAACTCATTTGCATCAATGACAGCGGCAGTGTTGTTTGTTTCGTCACAAACAACAACATAATCAAAGATTCCTCTCTTGGCTTGAACATCACGAAGGAATGGTTCAACAATATTTACAAAGTTAGTTCTTGTAATTTCATCGTTGAATTCAAAAAGTTGATCTCTAGCAGCTGCTGAGATTGCATCTTCCAGATAGAGGAATAGTCTGCGAACATTGATTCTATCAAATGCAGATGCTCTTGCGAGAGCAGTCTTATCACCAAAGAGAATGATTCCAGAACCAGGTGAGAAGATTACTGGATTAATTCTTGCAGAGTAGAGACGATCTCTCTGTGCCTTAGATGGATTATATGCTAGTTTAATAGCATTCAGGATAGTTCCTCTAGAAGTACCCGCTGGTGAGAACCATGGGAAATTGTTGATATCATTTCTGGCGCAGAGTCCAGCCATGTCTCCATTTAGTGGAACATATCTAAATGTATTATTAAATCTATCAAACATGTACTTATATCCACTATCAAATACAGCATATGATGAAGAAGTCAGTGGAGCGTAGAAACTAAGTACATTATCTGTAATTGTTGAAGCAGAATTTACAGTAGCACTTCCAACTGCAGTTTCTGTAAGGAATGCACCCCTATATGGTGAGATGAATGCAATGGCATCTTTTCTAATTTCAGCAACAGAAATTAGTTTGTTTGCTAATGCTTGTGCGTTTTCTTTTCCATATCCAGCTGAACCCATGATTAGGAAATTAATATTATATTCCTCAGTATTTTCAAATAAATCATATCCACCACTGATATCTGCAATCGAAGAACTTAAAGCACCTGTCGTTGCAATTCCACTGCTATAGTCATAGTTATATCCTTTTTCAAGAGTTAATGTGTTATTTCCAGTTGCTGAGAAAATAATACCCTCAGCTTCTTGGTCCCATGCATTATCTGATTGTAGAGTAAATCCACTGCTGAATCCAGTTGTAACGATTCCAGCAGGTTGGGAACCACCAAAGATATATGCTGAGTTATCTGCAAGATATCCTCTCCAATATGATGGAGAACCTACAGAGAACTCTGCATCTTTTGCTTTGGAAAGTGAAAGATGCTTCTCAAGAATTGTCCCAACAGTGCCAGTAACTTCTCCAGTACCATCAATTACAACCACATGAATTTCATCATGTCTTGCATTTCTAGTTTCTGCATATGCAGTTGTACCAGGTCTGCTTGCAATTGAATTCCATGCAATTGTTACAGTTGTAATTCCAGCAGAAGAAATTACAATATTTTGATTGTCGAACCAATCTGAGACTCCACTATAAGAGGATGATGCATATGCGACGGACGAACCATTTGTGTGGAAACCAACCGATCCTGTTGCATTAAATGCATAAACTCCGCTTGGAGTATAATCTATTGGTGTTACAACTGATGTGGA